TCAGAATTCTAAATTGATCAGTAATAATCGCTGACATTGTATCTAAACTTTTCTTTTCCTTTTATTTATAGAGGTAATGTAATCAAATTCCAAACACCCTGATTGCACCTGAAGATCTTAGACCTCTCAAAGACGCTACAGTATAGTTCTTTCTTTGAATGGTTGGGAAGGTTGCTAAACCAGAACTGACTGTTAATCCAGTCACTCCAATTGAAATTGGATTACTATTTCTGGACGCATTATATAGTCTACCCCAACTAATTCGACCTAAATGTGTAGCTATACCAGGATTGCTATTATTAAAGTTACCTGTCAAACCTGCTCCAACTCCAGTTGTTTGTCCGTTTTGAATATTACAAGTAATCTCACCATTTTCACCAGTAGAAGCAACTGCATGAACTTTATAGATATTATCCAAGAAAGTTGAACCTATTCCTACTATTGATGAATTATGAGTATCAACAGATATTACACCAGTTCCGACTGTTGTGTCTTTGATAAGCACTGGATAACCAACTAATAATGTATTTGCTGTTTTATCTGCCCTAAAGAAGAACTTGAGTGCTGATTGTCCACTAACGGTTGTTGTACTAATACCAGTAACAATTCCAGTAAATCCTTCAACATTATCAATTGATGTAATTTTTTCAGTTTTAAATGGTGGTAGGTCAATAATTACCTGTGGTGGTGTTATATTTGAATATCCTAAACCTGGATTTGTAATTGATAATGCAGTAACGGTGCCATTAGTAATTGTTGCTGTTGCTGTTGCTGTTGTACCAATACCAACACCGATTGCAGGAGGTGCACTGATTTTGACAGTTGCACTTGCATACCCACTTCCTGCATTTGTGATATCTAATGAAGTTATTGTACCAGTAGATGATACAATTGCTGTTGCAGATGCACCAACATTAATTTCACCAGATGTTACAAGAGCATCGACTGTACTAAATGATAAATTATAATCACCATCAGACTCATCTGGATTACTTGCACTTAAATGATCTCCTTTCTCATAGAAGAATACTTCTGCATCATCCACAAATATTCCATTTGTATTACCTTGACCTGATGTTGATGTAAAATCACCAATAATTTTTGAAGTAGGATAAATTTGTGGTTCAAGTATTTCTCTTGATTTATCAATTTTCTTACCACCTAATACAATGTCAACTTTTTGTTTAGTCCACCTTAATGGTTTATTATTTGTTTCATCAATACCTGCACCAGTATAAATGTCAGTTTCAACAAGTTTTGCACCAAGTAATTCTTTAATAGTTCTTTCTGCTTGTTGAGAGGTTGTTACTCCAACTGGATGTTTAAATAATCTTACTTCATCACCAATTTTAACTGTTTGTTGAATATCTGCTGTATCAACGTCAACACCATCTTGACCTTTATAGAAAAATATATCAACTTTTGCTTCTGGTCTTGGTGCCTCAATAAATTCAAATGTGGTACCACCTTCAAAAGTATACGCTGAACCTGGTACTTGTAAAACTCCATTTACAAATATTAAAAGAACTGCATTTAAATCAATTAACTGTGAAGTTGCATTATTTAAATCTTTTTCAAAACTTAGTAATTGTCCATTAAAAAATAATGGGAATCTTGTTCTTGAACCATCTTGAAGATTTCTGATACTATCAATGAAATCTATTTCACCAAACTGCCAAGATGAGAACTTATCACTGAATATTTGAGTTACCTCTAATTCAAACTCTTGTATAGGAGATGATAGATGAGCAGCAGTAACTAATCCAACTGGTTTGAATTTATCACCAACTTTAAATGAGTGACCAGGTCTTGAAATAGAAAACTCAGATATTTCAAATGTTGTTGAACCGATACCTACAGTTGTTTTTGCTGCACTAACTTTTACATCTACTAACAAGTTAGATCCAGTATCTGTTGTTAAACCTAATCCTACTCTTGATACACCAATAACTGGTAAATTATCATAATTTGGTTCAGGTATTATAATTTCAGGATTTACATATCCAGAACCAGGATTTGTTATTGTAAATGCAAGTGATCCACCAGCACCAACTATTGCAGAAACCTCTGCACCTGTTCCACCGCCACCTCCAGCACCAACATTTAATGTAATTGTATTAGTTGTTGTTGCAGTGATTGCTGTTTGTATTCCAGCAATAGGATCAGAATTAGGGAAACTTGTTTTAGATACTGCACGAGGATATGGATGGTCAGAGAAGAAGTTATCTTTTGAACACTTAAATACTAATCCACCAGTATCAATACCAACTGTATCACTTGTAGATAATCCGTGATTTGGTATTGTAAGAACTAATTGTCCTGAATGAGATGTATAAACAGCGTTTGTTGCTGTGAATGCATTTGAACCTGTTGCAGCAAAATTACCCTTGCGAATAGAATTGATACCAGCACTTACAAATCTATGTACATATGCTTGGTCTGTAACACCAATCGCAACAGAACCACCACGATATCCTGAACCAAATGTAAGATCTTCAAAGAACTCGTATGCATTACCACCACCTTGATAGGTATGAGGTATTGTGCTTGCACCTGCTTGAACTTCAAATGTTCTATCAGAAACTATACCAACAACAAATAATGGTCTTTCATGATCTTGGAAGATTGTTGTTGTAACTCCTACATATCCACCACCACCAATTGTTTTTACTGAGTTTGCAGCAGCAGAAACAAATGTATGAGCATACTGGTCACTTGCAGATGATGCACCAACATTGACTCTAAATGTGTTAGTAGTTACGTTGCTGACAGTTAGGTATTGACCTGCTGCAGGGTCAGTTGCACGAGGATAACAATGAGTAGAATTATTACTATCCTGTGTACAGGTGAAGCAAATTGAACCAGTGTCAAGAACAACAGCGTCACCATTTGTTAATCCATGATTAGCGATAGTTAATACTAATACACCAGTTGCTGGATTATAAGTTGCATTTGTTGGTGTACCGACTACAGTTTTTGGACATACAAATTCTAAACCTTTAAGTTTAACAGTATTTGGTCTTTCTAGTGCAAATCCATGTACCTTATTTGTAGTTACAGTTATAATACCAGTCAGATTATCATACGCAGCAGTTTGAATACCAAGATTAAATCCTGAAGATGTACCAATACCAACGATACTTGTTAATCCACCAGCAGCATTTTTAAATGCTTTGACTTTTGCACCTTGTAATGGAGCATAACCTGTGCCTGGTGTTGAACCTAATGAAACAATTAATCCACCTCTTGGAACTTGATTTTGATTAATATCAAATTCGGATACGATAAAATCACCGTTAGTAGATGTAATACCACTAAATTGTACAGTTGATACACCAGCAGTAGTATCTGATATAAATTCATAATTACTTCCAGTGTTATTAACAGTCTTAGGAGTCTGGAACACACCATTAATGAATAGAACACCATTTCCTACTCCAATACCTGAAGCAGTATTTGCACCACCTACAGTTAATGAATATGTCTTACCAATACCAGTAAAGTTATCAGATATATCATCGAACAACATATTGGTTGTATAGTTACTTCTTAAGAAAGTTCTACCACTAAAGTTTGCTCTTACAAATGGTAAATTAGTTTCATCTCTTCTTGATCTATTATTTCCTTTTGGTGGGTCAGAGAAAAATATCTTACTATCAACTATATTAAATGCTCCTCTATGAACTCTTGCTGTAGCGTTTGCTAAGTGAGAAGTTGCTGCAATACCTAATTGTGCCCTTTCAACTTTTACGACTGGTAGAGTCGCAATACCAAGTGATACGTCAGTAGAATCATTAATTATACCTGTTGGAGTGCTTGAGAAACCAACTTCAGTAACTTTTACATATTCATCATCAATTTTAAGGAAGTCTGTTGGTGCAACAGATCCAATTCCACTTAGTACAAATTGAGATAGTCCAATACCTATATTTGAATCTAATGTGTGTGTGATTGAAGTAAATGTAACTGGTTGCTGAACAACACCATCTAAACCAATTATTGTTTTGGTTAGTGGTTTTCTCATTGTTAACCTATGAGCATTACCTCCTCCAATACCTGTAAATGTGACTGCGTTTCCTGATAAAACATATTCTGGTCTTGTATATAATTCAAATCTATTTTCATCTAAAACTTTAGCATAAACTGTGCTTGGTAATAGAGTTGTCACCACTCCAGCAACGTTTGCTGTTGATCCTATTGAAATTGATGTACCTGCAATTCCTATAAACGTTGAATCTGGTGTATATGTTAATTCTTCGTTAGTATTAAAGAAGTGACTATTGATAGTAATTGTGCTAGTTGTTGTACTAATTGTTCCAGATGGATTAAATGTTTTAGAATAGATTGGAACATCATTATGTTTTAATACAAAGTCTTTCTTATTAGCTCTGAGACCAGCAGCACCATCATAAGTTGATAAGAATAATCTCTGGTCAACTGTACCATATGTCAAATCTGGAGGAGTATTTTCAAAATCACTAGCAGTGTATAGAATTTGATTGTATGATTGTACTTCAATAAGTGAATCAAACTCTGAATCTGGATAGAATCTTAAATTAATATTATCACCAACTATTTCACCTCCAAATGTACCAATACCTGTAGTTGAACCTGCAGATACAAACGGATATTGAACAGTTAAAACGTCATCAGCATCTCTAATTGTTATAACTTGATGAATCGCTGATGTATTACCACAAGAAACTCTAACTATAGATTTTACACTACTATCAATTAATTTGTTCAGTGTTGTATATGTTATTGTGCTTGCAGTTCCAGTTACATATCCAGATTCTAATCTTGCACTTCTTTCAGCACCAGCAGGTTGTCCAGCAACTGAAAATCTAAAAGTACCAATTCCTGATGCAGTAGATCCGAGACCCACAATATTTGCTCTAACATCAAGGGTATTAACTCTATCATTTTCTACTTGTAATTTGACTAAATTATTTTCTACTCTTGCAGTAACAACTCCTACAATGCTATTACTTAAACCAGATTGAGTATCAATGTATGTTTCAGCAATTGTCGTGTCAGTTCCATCATAGTCTACTAATACCTCACTATAATTAATTTCTTTAGTTAAACTATCTTGAACAAATATTTTTGCGTATAATGAATTAAAATCATAAGTTGGAACTTCAATTATAGATGATGTTGTAAATCCAACTGTTGTACTACCAATTCCAGTATTTACACCAGTTAAATCAATACTTCCAATACCATTTGTACCAATACCTGTCAAATCTGTATTAAAATCAATTTTGAGTAATTTTATATCATGGTCTCTGGTAAATTTTTCAGTTGGTGTGAATAAAAGATTCTTAGTTCCTGTTGCTAGAATTTCAGTATCAAAATCACCTAACTTAACATTAGTAAAATCAGTATTTTTTTCAAGTATAAATCCATTACTCTCAGTTGTTAATACTACTAATTCAGTAAATTGAGTGTCAAAGGTATCAGGATCAACTATTTGAATAAGGTAATTACCAAAATCTTCAACTAATGGTTCAATAACTGTGTTAGTACTTTCAAATCCATCACTAGAGAAACCTTCACTAATATCATCGTGTAGTAAAACTCTATTTGTTTTACATCTTGTAAAATCAGTTAATGTCCTATTTTGGAATGTTAAGAACTTAGATCCATTGATCCTTGTATCATAATCTCTTGCAAAGTCAAAGTTGTTTATTGCATCCACTCTCTGCTTATCATTTAGTTCAAGAACATTACCAACATCTAATACAACAGTTTGATTAGATTCTCTAACTTCACCAACTCCAACTTGAAGATTTGATGTAATCGCAGTGTCAGAAAAATTCTTAAGACCAGAAGGATGAACTAAACGATTGACGGGGTTAACAAATTTTTCCCATTCAACTGAACTCTTGACAGTATAAGATAAATTTTGATAATAATCGTTGTCAGGTATAACTTGATAATCTTCGTTTAACTTACCTATATCATCTAACCATCCATACTCTTGTCTATTTGAAAAATCAGTAGTAAATTTCGCTTGATTATCAACAATACTTGTTATCTCAGCAGATACGTTACTTAATTCACCTTTAATTCTATCACCAGTTTTTAATTTATACTTACCATCAATTTTAATATAATCATTTCTCACCTCAATAACTTTTAAATCAGTTATGATATCACCAATTATTAATGTTTCTTTTAATTCAAATACACCCCTTGATTGAACAGGTTCAATCACTGGATATTTTTTCTTATTAATTAAAGTAGCATAACCAGATTGGAAAGTCTTAGCAATACCAGGATTTGTTGTAACACCTGCTGTGCTGAATTTTAAAATACATTGTGTGCCAACAATATAATCATCTACGTTGAAAAATTGATAGTTATAATTATCAGAATTATATCCAGTACCCTCAACTGTTGTATTGGTTGATATTCCACCTTGTGTAGAACCAATACTTACTTCACCAACTCTCTGTATACCTTCAACATAAACCTCGTCTCCAGCCGCAAATGGTTGAGTATCGAATCCATTAATTGGAGTTTCAAGGAAACAAGTTACAACTCCAGAATTACTAATTTGAACAGAGTTGATTCCAACACCATTAGAATTATTAATTGAAATTATTTTATGTACAACTGAATCCAATCCAGTAACTGGTGACAACACATCAACTCTAGATATTGTTTGGTTAGGTGTGAATGGTTGTAATGAAAGTGTATCAACAACGGTGTTTGAAACGGGGTTAAATACAATCAAATTAGGTGTGCTCATATAATCAGCACCACCACTTAATATATTAACAGAATCAATAATATCAAGATTATCAATATTAACAACAGGAGATATGAATGCTTCTGGACTTAAAGTTTTATCTGAAGAATATTCATAACCAATATCAACAATTCTTATTTTCTTAATTCTTCCAATAGATCTAGAAGATGCAATTATATTAGCATCAGTTCCATTCGCACTAGTAACCTTATTAAATTGTGGTAATTTTTTATAATTAAAACCTGGTGATAATATAGTTAAATCTTTTATAGCACCATGAACCGATGTTGATTTAGTAGAATATTCTAATTTTTCACAATCACTACTTGTGTAACTTAAAAACTCAGGAATTCTAGGTGATATTTGGAAAGTATCGTCAGTAACATTAAATATCTTATATTCACCATTATATTTACTATCAATGAATCTTATTTCTGAGTAATTTGATACTTCAGTATCTGCAGTGCTTATAAAACCACCTTTTGTTAAACCATAATATAATCTACCTGGTGTAGATGCTGAATATTGAACTGTTAGACCTGCACCGATTGGATCTGTATTATTTGTTCCAATACCAATTGTACCACCAGTTCCAACATTAAAAGTACTAGAGTCTTGTGAACTTAAATATTCATTAGTAAGATTTCTATCGTAAAATAATTTAAAATCAAAGTTTAATAGTGTGCTACTTGTTAGTCCAAAATTTAATTTAGAATTTCTTACTACATCAATTCTAGGATTTATTAGTCCAACTGATTGATTTCCTCCAGTATTTGCAGTAATACTTACTGTTTTTATTGGATCTGATTTGTTATCTTCAATTGTTTCGGAAAGTTGAAATCTTCGACTACTTACTCTGTTTACAAAGTATGTTCCTGTGCTTAATCCAGTTGCTGATCCATCATAGAATACTTTATCACCAGTTTTAAATCCGTGATCTACTATATCAATTTGATTTGTTTCAACATCAGAAGCAGTGAATAATATTGGATCAATAATTAATTTTTCAAATTCAGAGTTATAATTAACAGACACAGGGATTGTGGTTCCATTACCAACATGTAAACTAGGAACTACATTCATTTTAATAGTATCACCTTCAACTAAGTTATGAGTTGTAGTGTTTGCCGCAGATACATTTGTTGATACAGTCGTTGTAATTTTATCAATATCACCAGTTATTATTTTATTATTTGTTTGGAAATTATATAATCCTGAAGAAATTCCTGATTGTGAACCATTACTGTAAAAGTATAAACCTTCACTTGTGCTTCCAATTCCAACATTAGTAGTTAAAATACCAATATTATCTTTACCTTTGTTTATGATAAAGACATCAAGTGAATTTTGTCCAAGATGAGGTATTTTGAATTCTGTAACAAGAGGTGTTGTTCCTACATCAAATCTATTTGCACCAACTCTCTTATTTAAAGTAACCCTTTGACCTGTCTTAAATGGATGATTTGGAATACGAATTGTTCTTGTTGGTATTGATGCTACTTCTTTTAAATCACCAATAAATGTGTCCACATCTACAGCACCACCATTTGTAGTTCCAACTCCAACTGATTGAGGACCATTGAAGTAAATTATTTGATTTGGTTGAGATTCAAATTTTGTAGTTTTAACAGGTATGCTAATTTTATTATTCAAGGCATCAACATTAGATCCAAGAGTATGAGCAATACCTATATGTCTTAATACTCTAATTACATTTCTTTGATCAAATACCTCTAATACTTTTAAAAATTCTACATCAGCGTCTGCTGCTACGTTTCCAGATCCAATTTTAATAGAACCACCTATTGCAACATTAGTAGGCAATTGGTTTACAAAAATATCTTGAATTAAACCATTTCCAGAACCAATAGTCATTGTTTTTGCAAGTCCAACTGTATCTGTTGCAACACCAACTTTAAATGAATTAGTTAAATTTACTATAGAACTACTTAAACCAGATATGGATACAAATGATTGATCATTCAATTCAATAAATGGTAAAAACTGTGCTGTTACTTCGTTATAGTTGTTCCAAGTGAAAACAGCATTTTCAAATGAATTAATTGTTGTATCGATACGAGAAATTCCTATACCGACAATTTCATCAACTTGTGCACGGAATCCTGAACCATTTGTACCTTCATCATCAAATTCTGTGGTATCTCCCACTTTGTAACCAGTTCCACCATTTAAAATAGTGACAGCATCAACTCCACCTTTAGTTACTGATTCAATTTTAGAAATTTGTCTTATTTTTTCATAAGATTCAGTTACAAAATCATTTCCAGAAAATTTTTCATCAACATTATATGGGAATGTATTTCTTCTTAGTCCAGAATTATTAAAATCAAATTCTTGATTTAATATTTGATTCTCTGCAATAAATGGTGAACGATAGGTATTACCAATAAAATATGGATACTGTCCTTCTAATTTGTTTGTGCCAGTTCCCAAACCGACAGTAGAAAAATAAGCGTAAACTCCATTTGGAAATTCTGGTGTTTTTCCAAATCTTCCATTATGAATATCTAAATCACCTGTACCATTGTAAACGTGATCCTCAACAAAAAATCCTGCCGAGTACCCTGCTGGACGATTTGTAACCCTATTAATATCAGTTACATATGAAGGTTGTATTATTTTTAAATCAGAGTTGATATTGGAAGGATCTGAATATCCAAAAGGACCATATATTGGATTTCCATCATATGCCCACCCAATAATTGGAGAATGACCTATTATTTTTTCAAATTCACCACTCCCAGTAACAGTAAATGTATTCTCAAAATTATTTGCTATATCTTGAGAATAACCTAATATACTGAATCTTAAAGTATTTTCTTTTGTGGATAAGAATGAATCGCCAAATCTATGAGTATTATTTAATGTTAAACTTCTAACTCTAGCAGCATATACACCACTATTACCTCTAGGAAAAGCTCTAACTTCTGTTGAAACACTACTATATCCAATACCAGGATTTGTTACGATTGCATCTATAACTTGCCCATTTTCAATTACAGGACGAACAACAGCACCTGCACCAGAACCTGTTGATGTAACTCTTACTTCAGGACTTGAATTATATTCTCTTCCTCTGTTTACAACTGCAACATCTGTTATTCTACCGTTTACAATTATTGGTTTAAATTCAGCAAATTTACCATTTTCAATAGTTACTTTAGGTACTACCTCTTTATCAAGAATAGTTGAACCATAATTTGTACCTTCTTCATAAAGATATCCACCAATTAATTCACCCGTCACCACTGGAGTAATTGTAATATCACCCGTTATTGTTGAACCAAAAGAAACATCTACATTAACTTTTATTTGAGGATAATTAAATATCTGGAATCCTTCACCTGAAGATGTAAAGTTAATATATTTGCCTCTGTCAAAATCTTCAGTTGAAGTTCCACCTATACCAGCGTTAGCTAATTGAAACGTATCGTTAGTTAACTTTTTAATATAATATGATGATGATGTGCTTAATCCTTGTATTGGTGCAGTTTCTGCAGAGTATTCTACAATTTCACCAGTATTAAATCCGTGATTTTTAAAAGTAACTACATTTAAAGATGTTGATATACCAACAGGTTTTACTCTTAATTTACGATGAGTATATCCAGAACCTTGTTCTAATACTTTTACAGCAACTAAAGTATTTTTATTTTCTGTTTTAAACTTATGAATACCACTCGCTGCTGTATCTGTTGATAATCCAACGGTGTTTATACCTGTGGTGCCAAATAAGGCATCTACTCTAGTATTGAAAATTCTAATTGTAGTGGGATTTACTGACCTTACAAAATATGGAGCACCATCAGATAGTGTTCCGCTAATTTTATTTTCAAGATCAAATGCAGTTCCAATACCAATTGGAGAATTACCATTTGAACCGTAGTAAACTATCTGACCATCATCTAAATTATGGACAGTTTTAAAGGTAATTGTTTCATTTACAATGTCTACACCACCATTAAAAAATACATCTCTACTATCAAATTCTAACTCTCTGTTTCGAGTACCTAATATGGGTTGTAGTAGACACCCACTTCCATTACCACCAGTAAGAGAAATACTTGTAACTGCTTCAATATCAAATAATTGAGGGTCAACAAATACTTCTTTGACTGAACCTTGTATAATCGGTTCAACAGCAGCACCAACTCCCGTACTTGTTTCAATACCAACGATTGGAGGATTCAAAATATCATATCCACTTCCACCATTTAACAAGTCAACAGATTCTAATGGTCCGTAATATATCTGATTATCTGAAATAGGTGAACGAATCTGAACACCGTTAATTAATATTCCAATATCATTTGTAGGTATATCTTGATTTGAACTAACAAATAAGTTTTGAGATAAAGGAATCTTTCTTAATATCTTATCTGCTTCTAGCACTCTACTTGAATGTCTCTGTAATACAAACCTATGAATATCAGTTGTAGATGTGGTAGGACCAACTTGAACTGTGCTTGCAGATCCAATTTGTGCTGTAGAATTAAATATTCTAATCTTTGTTATATCTTGACCTGGTTCAGGTAAAACTGGATCAACAAAATATGTTCTACCAGTATCTAAACCAATTAGTCCATCTCCTTCAGGTAGATAAGTAACAGCATCACCTTGAATAAATTTTATATTTCTACCAATATTAAAATTAATAAAACTATATCGGTCATTTAAGGAATTAAATCCGTCTAATCCAGCGGCAGTTCCACCTACAAGAGTTTCTTCTATTATATTGGTTGTTATATCATAACTTGGTAAAGAGTTTGATGCAACATAACCATCAGCGTTTCCGTCAGTGTAAACACTTAAAGTATCTGCAATTACATTATCATTACCTTGAGCAATAGTAACACCAGAACTTGATGCTTTTTCAACTTTTCTACGAATATCATATAATTGATTTGGGTCTTGAGTAAATCCAGCAATATTTGATACTGTTATCTGATTTAATCCTGTGTTAACACTTGCAACAGTACCACTTCCAGCGATAACTTGTTGATTTCTTTTTAGAATATCAAATCTATCACCAACTTTAAGAGATGATTTATCAATAGGAGTTTTTAAAGTGAAGGTTGAACCACCAATAGGTATATCAACTTCAAATCTTGAACTTGTGTTATAAATCCAAGAATTAGCAAATATTTGTTTGTAATTTTTATTATCATTTTCAATTTTTTCACCAATATTTTTTACAAAGAAATTTTCACCCTCATTAATTAAAGTTATATCAGTAATTGGAACTAATTCAGATAATACACCAGTGATTCTTAAATCAACTCTCTTTGACAAATCTCCATTTTCATACCCAAATATTGTTTCATTTGCTCTAATATCATCAGCAGAGTTTATATTTACTCCTACTCCACTACATCCAAAAAATTGATTTATAGATTTTGAGGTATAATTTATTTCAGAATTTTGACCACTAATTACCGTTCCAGTAGTGCCAAACCCTACAGTTGAATCTACATCGATAATTGAAGAACCAGCAGATACTGTGCTAAGAACTTTTGTATTACCTGGTACTGTAAATACACCTTCAATTAAATCACGGTCACTAAATCCAACAAATAATGCAATTTTGTAATAATCTCTACCTTCTCTTTTAAGTATTTCAACTTCTGATACTGATGCATTCGTAGATGTATCAGTTGATTTAAATATTGTTTGACCTGTTAAGTTTTGTGGTTCACCTGATCCAATAACATCAGCAACTACAACTTCACGACGTATAAATTCAGCATCAGATGGTTTTATTAAATTTCCTTCTAAATCAAGAACCCTTGCTTCTACACCATATAATACTTTAAATAAAATTTTTATAGATTCTTCAATTCCTTTTGATTGATAAAATGAACGAGCAAACTTGAAGAAATTACCAGCATCTAAATCCTTTGCAAATTCATTATTCTCTAAACCTGGTAAAAAGGTTTTCTTCATTTTTTTGAAGAATTCCTGTATGAATAATACAGATAGATTTGTTAAAGATGAACCAGATGTATGAGAAGTCGCTGTTGTATCATCAAATTTTAAACTCTCACGATTTATTTCTAGAAGAGATGAAGAGACTCCTACATTATATCCAGTGACACCACTAAATCCACGAATACATCCCGTAAATGTTGTTGATGTTATTCCAGTATATGATATAATTTCATCATCTATCTTAAGTAATCCATACTCTGCTGGAAAACCTTTAGTACTAGGAACAGTAATTGTTGTATCTGTAGTTGATATTCCTGCAGAAATAGTTGTAACACCTACAACAACTTCAGGCACTAAATTATCTGATTTTAAATACTGATCAAGATTAGTGATTAAATCAGATGGACCACCTTGAAACTCTTGAGAAATATAATATTGTTTTAAAAACTCAGTCGCATTAGAAAAATCAGATACCACAAAATCTGGTAATTGATTCTCAATAATCGTATTGACTTTTATTCTTTTGTCAATATTTGACATAAATTATTTCCTCTCTAAATCTCCATTAGAGTAACTTGATGTATAGTAATCTCTGGTAAATACAACACCTGAAACGTCTTCACCTGAAGCAATTACATCCTTAATAGTATTTATTGTACTCTTTGATACATCAAAACTAAGATACAAATCTTTTAATCCTATAACATCATTAGATTCAGGGAATGCTTGTACTTCAATTATATTGTTATCACTTACTGTAGATGTAATATTAATTGTATTTAAAATTACTTCTCCCTTTTTGTAATCAACAACTCCAGCATCTTTGATAAGAACTCTTTGTTCTCCTTTATTATTTTTTGAAACCACACTAAGTATTCCCATATTACTACCATCTAACCCACCACTAGCATTTTTATTTGGAACATCAGTAATATACGCAGTGTCATTAAAACCACTAATTGTAAATCCAGTGCTTTTAATATTATAACCCGCAGAATTAATATTAAACTTATTACCGAAACAAAGTTCATATTGTGCAAATTGATTCAACAATGCCTTCAAATCTCTTCTGACAATTACTTTTGTAATATTAGATGTAATACCATTATCTACACGGTCAATCAATGTATTTACTTTACTATATTTAAATCTTCCACCAAATTTATTCAATTCTACATTATTCGCATATTGAGTTAAAGAATTTATAATATCTGTTCTTAAATTAACTGCTGATGCAACTTGTGCTGGATTATAATAAGCAGTGGTATTTATTTCCACATATAGTATTTTTAAGTCAACAATCTCAGAATTTATACCAGCGATAGCGTAACTCTTCAATTTATTTTTAATTTGCGATTTATCAAAATCAGATACAAAAGTACCATTTTTTGGTTTAATACTAATTTGAACTTTACCAAATTGTGGTGGATCTAATTCCTCTCCACCAATTACTGCAACTGATTCTGTTCGAGGAAAAATAGTACCAATAATTGCTTCATAATCTCTTGGTGTAACTGCTCTATATTGTGCTGAGTAGAGTCTTGGAGCAAAATACTTAATAGAGGACACATCTTCAACTTCAGCACCATTAGAAGCGTTTGAGACCGTTGTAATGGATATTGTATCAGTTGGTGTGAATAGTGTTCCATTACTTTTTGTGAATGAACCTTGAAAACTAAAGTTAGAAGGGCCATTACCTGACTCACCATCAGTAACAATATATTTTGCGGTTATAATCGAAGTATTTTCAAGTTTACGTCCGAATAAACCATCACCAAATAATATTTCATATTTTTCGTCTTGAACTTCTTGTGCAAGGTATATTTCAGAATTTTTATCAATGTTTAATATATTATCAACCATCGAATATTTTCTTCCTATTCCAGTTTCACTTGGACCTGCTACAAAAACTCTTAAAGTTGAACTATCAATATTTGGACTATCGATTATATATCGTTGATCTTGTGATGTATCTACACGGTATACTCTTTGAAGTAGAGTTCCTTCATATACATTAATTGGATCATCAAATTGAGCGAAAGATGTACCCCCTATATCTCTAATTCTTGTTGAAGTGATATCATCAGATATTGAAAAACGATATGTTGTATTATTTGTATTACCTACAACTACTAATCCTGCTTTAAGAGTTAAAAATTTTGTAGTTGAATCATTTGTTGTGCCTACATTTATATCTCCAATTTTTATTCGAGCAACAGCAGCAGTTTTTGAACGAGGTACATAACCAATATTTCTTGCAAGAGAAACAACGTTTTCTCTAATAGTTGCAGAATCTAAAAATGATTCATTTGCAACTAGGTTTGCATTAAATGCATTAATATATGTGTTATATGCTAATGTATCAATTAGAACAGAAAAATTAGAACCTTCAAAGTCAAAATCACTAAAATTTGAGTTTGAACGAAGAAAATCTTTTATTTGTACTTTGATTTGATCAAAGTCTAGACTTGTAAACTGGGTAAAGGGCATATTATCTCGTTGGTTCTAATATGAATGTGAATGATTGTGTTGGAGCATCAAGTCCACGTATGTCAAAGAGCACTTTTATCTCAAGTTCATTGGAATCTGGTCTACCATCCACTTCTATACCTAAATTTTCAACTCTTGGCTCAAAATTATTCACTGTTTGGCGAATTTGATCTTCAATTATCGTAACTGTTGCTTGTGAAAAGTTACCAAATAGAGAATCACGTATGTCAGTACCTAATAATGAGTTAAAAAATCTCTCTGTAGGTATAGTTTCGACTAAATTCCTCACTGATCTTACGATTGCCCTCTCATTTGTAAGCACAGGAAGGTCTTTCGTCACTGGATGTGGTGAAAAAGACAAACTTATATCCTTAAATGCTCTAGATTTGCGGGTAATCGACATTATTAATGCTTTTAGATTTATTTATACCCTATCTTGCATAATCATTCATTACATAATCATTACTATCAAAGTATTCAAGCACCCAAAAGGCAACACAACGTGGATTTTTCGCTCCACAAGTAAAAATATCGAACGAAACACAGTTTTTTTCTGGCCAGGTATGACAAGAAAGGTGACTTTCACCTAAAGTAAGATTTACTGTTACCCCATAAGGGTCAAATTGGTGTGTATAAGTGTTTAAAACCTCTAAACCTTCAGTTTTACAAGCATTTACGCACACTTGTTCGATTTTTTCCGCATCATTTAACTTCTCAAAGGGTACATTATACACCTCAACGAGCAAATGTGTACCCATGTGGGCATTTTTTACGTGTTTCATCCTAATAAGTAATCATCTCGGTCAACATTGATGTCTACGTTGCCTGTTTTTGGTTCAAACGGTTTTCTTTCCTCTTTTTTGTCCTCTTCGTTGCGTTCTTTTGCTGTTTTCCAGAAATAATTCTCTTCTGACCCCAATCCATCCCGATCATGACCGTTCTCAACTTGGTAATATACTGTTGAGACCTTAAAATCGGGCACTTTTGGTGTTTCTGGAGTGATACTGTTGTCATAAATCCTCATTCTGTTGTTTGGATAGAGGCAAAACTGCCCATTATCCAGTTCAAGAAGGTTATGAGACTTATGTTCGGCAGGTTGTTCACTTGTTGAGTAGTCAAC